TATTTTTAAGATTGATATTGGTAATATTCCACCAAATGAAGTTGATACATTCATGGAACAAATTATCAATAAAATGAAAAAAATTCCACATATTGATCCAAACACTGGTAACTATAATCTTAAATTTAATCTTAACAACATGTTAGAAGATTATTACTTACCAGTGCGAGGAGGTCAATCATCAACTACCATTGATACATTACCTGGTATGACGTTTACCGGAATGGATGATATTGAATATATCAAAGATAAAATGATGGCTGCACTTAAAATTCCTAAGCCATTCTTAGGATATGCAGAGGCTGTAGAAGGAAAAACTACATTAGCATCAATGGATATTCGATTTGCTAGAACCATCGAACGTATTCAAAAAATAATTGTATCAGAATTAACTAAAATTGCAATTGTACATTTATATGCACAAGGATATTCCGGCGAAGACTTAATTGGATTTGAATTAGAATTAACATCTCCATCAATTATATATGATCAGCAAAAAGTTGCATTAATGAATGAGAAAATAACATTGGCTAATGCAATGAAAGATAGTAAATTAGTTTCAGATAAATACATATATGAATACATATTTAATATGTCAGAAGAACAATGGTTATCAGAACGTAGCAATGTTATCGAAGATTTAAAATTAAGATTCCGTCAAAATCAAATTGAACAAGAAGGAAATGATCCGGCAGTAACAGGAATATCATTTGGTACACCGCATGACTTAGCAACGGTACATATGTCAAGTAGTGAGGTTGAAGAAAAGGATAAGGGAGGTCGACCAAAAGAAGGAATAAAATCCGGACAACATAAAAATGAATTTGGATGGGATCCAACCGGTCGTAAAGAATTACGTCAGGCATTTAATCCAGAAAATCAAAAAAATGCGTTTCAGCCGGATCCAAATTTTAGAAATAGTGTTGTTAATATAGCAGCAGAAAATTTTGTCAGAAAATTAAAATCCACTAAAAATAAAAATATTACTGTGATTACCGAATCTTTAAAGGTTAATGAAACTATAGATAATGATAAAGATGCTGGTACAATGTTAGATGAAAATAACATTTTATAATTACAAACATATTTATTAAAAAGAATTAAGGCACGTAAACGGCATGAAGAAATTAAAACATTCAAAATATAAGAACACTGGTATTCTATTTGAAATGTTGGTTAGAAAATTAACTTCAGAGACATTATCTTCGAATAAATCGGTTACAGTAGATATTATCAAAAAATATTTCGGTAAAAATACAGAATTAGCAAAAGAATTATACTTATATAATAGTTTGTTAAAAGAAAATTTTAAAACCGAAGCGCAAGCATTGGAATATATTCGTACGGTTAAAGCATCTCATTCAAAATTGAATCAAGCAGTTTTGCGTAGACAAAAATACAATCTTGTAAAAGAAATATCAGAAAAATTTATATTTACTAATTTGGCAAAAATACAAATTAATAATTATAAAGAATTAGCATCAATTAATATGTTGTTTGAATATGATGAAACTGATAATCCTAAGCGGTTATTAGAATGCAAAAATGTAATCATACAAAATGGTTTAATATCAAGTAAAAAACCAACAATTAAAAAAGATGAATTATTAGAAACATTCCAGTCGCAGAGTAAAGATATAAGACTGTTATCATATCAATTATTGGTAGATAAATTCAATACAAAATATTCAGTATTATCAGAACAACAAAAATCTTTATTAAACAAATACATAACAAATGTTAATGATACTGCCGCATTAAAAACATACATTCAGAAAATTATTCCTAGTATAAAAAGAGATTTAGCACTACAAGCAAAACAGATAACAGAACCAGTTACAAAAATAAAAGTTGCAAAACTATCAGAAATGTTGTGCAATGTTGAAACAATGAAAGTTATTAAAGAATCTCATGTATTATCACTATTACGTTATTTTGATTTAGTTGATGAATTAAAAGGAGTTCATTCATGAAGTCGTTTCTTAAAGAAATAGAAGATAAATTCATTGAACTAGAAGAAGATAAATTATCAAATCTAGATTATGATGGGGATGGTGAGTTAGAATCACCTGAGTCAGAATATAAAGGTTCCCGCGATAAAGCTATTAAAAAAGCGTTGCATGATGATGAAGAATTAGATGAAATGTCTACAACTGGGGGAGTTGCTGGATATAATACTCCGGCTGCATTTAGAAAAACAGTTAAACGTGTAGGATATGCAACCGGTATAGAAGAAGCAGTTAATAAACCGCCAACATATTCATATAAAGACGAGCGATATCAAAAACCAGAATCTTCTGAAGAAGAATACATGGATAAATTTCCATTTGCAGATGATGATAATCAATGGCAACATAAATCATATGAATATCCATCAAAACCATTAGTTTCTAAACATAACTATAAAGATGAACCAGCACATAAAACTATTAAAGCTGAAGTTGAATATGATTGGTCCGGAGTTAAAAAAAGTCGGGTAACAGAAGCATTAGACAATAAATACGAACAACTTATCGAATCATATAGAAAATTCGCTACAGAAAATTCAAAAATTACTCCAGAACAAAAAGTTAAACGAACTATACAGGAAGTAGCAAAACGATTACGCGAAATAGAACAATTGGTTAATTACAATTCTAAATTAAAAAATGAATCGAATATTGCTGCAGATGCATATGGACCAAAAACAAAAAAAGCATTAACAGAAATTTCAAATCGTTTGATTAAAATATCAGAACGCGTAAGATCATTAGGGGAATAAAATGTCAAAACAACTCATGTTAGAATATATGCCATTCAAGCCTGTTGGTTCTTTAAAAGAATCAAATGGAGCTGCATATGGAGTTCCGGGTGGTTTTGTAGTACAAGGAGTTTTACAACGAGCAGGTTCTAAAAATCAAAATGGACGAGTATATCCTAAACATATACTAGAACGAGAATGTCGTAAATATCAAAATGAATATATTGATCAACACAGAGCATTAGGTGAATTAGATCATCCAGAATCATCCGTAGTTAACTTGAATAACGTATCGCACAATGTTTTAAAAATATGGTGGGATGGTGATGATTTAAAAGGAGTAGTTCAAATTTTAGATACACCATCTGGTAAAATTCTTAAAGAACTTTTCAAAGCTGGAATTACATTGGGTATTTCATCGAGAGGATTGGGATCAGTCAAAGAATTACGTAACGAAGGTGTAGTAGAAGTTCAAGAAGATTTTGAATTGATATGTTGGGACTTTGTTTCTAATCCATCAACCCAAGGAGCTTTTATGCGCCCAACAAAAATGAATGAATCTGTAACAAAACCAAAAAATAAATACGAACGCGTTAACAGTATAATAACATCCATTTTATGTGAAGATGGAAAATGTAGGATATAATATGGATAGTCCAAATTTAAAAAGATTGCTTGAAATGATGATTGGAGAAGACGAACAACCAAAAGTTTCAAGAGAAGAAAAACAACAATTTTTAGCACAAGTAAAAAATTTCAGTCAAATGGGCCATATGGTTTATGGTCGTGGTAGTTTAGAACAAATTACGAATCGTGTAAAAAATATGGTTGATAAAGCAGAACGTATTTCCACTGAAAATGGAGATTGGTTTGATGGAGTAACTGTTAAACGTCATATGAAACAACTCAATGAGTCGTACAAAGTTTTTGAACAAACAGCTAAAGAAATGAATATTTTACAACAACGATTAGCGGCTGCATATGAAGATATCGCACAGGGATTAAATAGATATTTCGATGTTGGATAATTTGTTTTTTAAAAAAATATTCATATATTAAGGATATAGAATGAATCAACTAAAAAAATTATATAAAGATTTTTTCGGCTTAACAGAACAAACAGCTGCTACCCCATCATTATCAAATAAAGGAGCAGTTAAAATGTCAAAAGCATCTAAACCTGAGGATATTAAAAAAATAACTGATAAAGGTGTTGATGTTAAATTGGAAGGTGCTGAAATTGAAGAAGCTCAATTAGTTAACAAAATAACTGATTATCAAGGCGGCGTTCAAATGATATTTTCAGATCCATCAACTGCAAAACAAACCATGTTAGATATTTTAGGATGGGCAAAGAAAAAAGGCTTTGATATTATTAATAAAGAAATATATACAACCAACGCCGGAAGTAAAGCAGGTTATATTTATTTTCGAATGGGAGAGAATTCATATAAAGATTCTCAAAGAATTCAAGGATATATATCACAATCACCAGGCATTAGTAAATTTAGATTTAAAGTTAAACAATAAGTTATATGAACAAAAAACAAAAACAACATCAACAAATCGTAGCCGGAAATTCATTGGCAGTAAACGTAACCGGAACTGATATGTATGATTTAACGTATGCATTAAAAACATGGAAACGCAAAGTTAAATCGGCGAATATTTTAAATTCAGTTAAAGACCGTAAAGAATACATTAAGCCTAGTGTAAAAAATAGATATGCAAAACAACGGGCTTGCTATATTCAACATATTAAAGATCAACATAATAATTGATAATAACTAATTATTTGTAGGCCCTAATTTGAAAAAGTTAGGGCTTTTTTACTGTTTTTATAAACTTGCTTATATTTATATTGGAATACGCTATTTCATCTATATAGCGTTAACGTTTATAAAAAATATTCTATTAAGATTTTTAAATAATCTTATTTCCAAAAACAAAAATTTAAGGAGTAAACTATGGCAAAATCAGATTTGCTAAAAGAAGCAATTGCTGACGCTCGTGCTGTAAAAGAAACAGCTTTAGCAAATGCAAAAATCGCTCTTCAAGAAGCATTCGTTCCTAGAGTAACAGCAATGTTCGGAGAACAACTAGAACAAGAACTAGTCGGAGAAGACGAAGACGCTATGAATCCAGAAATGTCCACAGAAGGTATGTACGGCGAAGGTATGTATGAAGAAGAGGACATGGATATGGAAGCTGGTGCTGACGCTGGAGCTGGAGAAGATGCAGAAGGAGTTAATTGGGTTGATAATGATATTTCATTTTCAGTAGGTGGCGACACATATGATTATGAAATTTCAGAACCAGCTAGTGAAGAAGAAGAAGTTGCTGCAGCCCCAGCAGCTGGCGGAGATGAATTCGAAGAGGGTGGTGATGAAGAGGATTTGAATCTTGAATCACTGATCCGAGAATTAGAAATGGATGCTAATGCAATGGCTGAACCAGATACCATGGACTTAGAGACCGAGGGTATGTATGAAGAAGACGATATGATGTCAGATGAGCCTATGCCAGAAGACCCTGCAAACGAAGGTTATATCGACGAAATCATTGAATCAATTCTTCGTGAAGAAGATATGGACGGTAAAGAAAAAGAAGATATTGCAGAAGAACTCGAAGATGCTAAAGAAGACTTAGCAAACAAAACTGAAGAGTTGCAAGAAGCTATCCGCACAGTTCGTTATCTTAAAAGTGTTATCAATGAAGTTAATCTTCTTAATGCAAAACTTCTTTACACAAACAAATTGTTCCGCAATTTTGAGTTGAACGAAGGTCAAAAAATGAAAGTGATTGAAAACTTTGACCGTGCTGGTACAACTCGTGAAGTTAAATTAGTGTTCACAACTTTAGCTGAATCATTCAAACGTCCAACTAAGAAGCGAGTTGTTAGAGAGTCCTATGCATCACGACCTGTTGCTAGCACTGCTCCTAGAACTGCTCCTATTTTGAACGAAGGATTCGAATTAGCTGACAGATGGAAAAAATTAGCAGGATTGCTATAATTAATTAAAAAAAAGGAAAAGTAAAAATGAGTATTTCAAACTTATTACAAACAAATGATTTCGTTCAACGTAACCAAGCCAAAGCTTTGGTTAACAAATGGGAAAGAACGGGATTGCTTGAAGGTCTTCGTGGTGAGACTGAAAAAGCAGGAATGGCGCAATTGCTTGAAAACCAAGCACGTCAACTAGTAAAAGAAGCTTCATCTACTGGTATCGCACAAGGTTCAGAAGAATGGGCTGGTGTAGCACTTCCATTGGTACGTCGTATCTTTGCTGAATTTGCAGCTAAAGAATTCGTAAGCGTACAACCAATGAATTTGCCTTCCGGTCTTATTTTCTATCTAGACTTTAAATACGGTACTGCGCAGCCTGGCTTCGACAATGATAATTTAAACCGCACAGGTGATCCATTTGGAAATCCTAATGCATTAGACTCCATGTTTGGTGTTACTACTACTGGTTCTGATGCAGCTGGAGGTCTTTATGGTGCTGGTCGTTTTGGATATTCAATTAACAATGTAGTGTCTGACGCGTTAACTGATGTAACTCAAGCTGCTACAGGATCTGCTCCTACAGTAGCACAAGTTAATGCTGATTCAGCATTTTCTTCATCTTTATCATCTTATAAAGTAATTACTGTGAATGTTCCTACTAATGCTGATTTGTATGCAGTACGTTCTTGGACATTTGCATCTGGATCTGCCGGTACAGAAATTATTCCTGTACAAGCATTCTCAACTATCAATAGCAATTACACTGCATCATTTGTTGTTACTACCACACAAGCTACTGCAATTCAAGCTGCATTAACTGGTACTAACTTCAAATTGAATTACAGCAAACAGCCTACTGATATTTCTCGAGGTGATTTTGAAGATAACAATCCTTTCAAAGGATCTGGTACTAACACTGGTATTGATGATGGTACGGATATTGATATCCCAGAAATCAACCTTGAAATGCAATCAGAGCCAATTGTTGCTAAAACACGTAAGTTAAAAGCAGTTTGGACTCCTGAATTTGCTCAAGACCTTAATGCTTATCACTCAATCGATGCAGAGGCTGAGTTAACATCAATGCTTTCTGAGTATGTATCAATGGAAATCGATCTTGAAATCCTTGATATGTTGATTTCAGCAGCTCCTACGACTGAGTATTGGTCAGCTCGAAACAATGTTATCTGGAATGGTACTACATTTGAAACAGTAGCCGTAGGCACATCTAATGCATTAGGTGATGGATTCTATAACACTCAAGGTGGATGGTTCCAAACTCTTGGTACTAAACTTCAAAAAGTAAGTAACAAGATTCACCAAAAAACATTGCGTGGTGGTGCTAACTTCCTAGTAACATCTCCAGCTGTTGCAACTATCCTTGAGTCTATTCCTGGATTTGCTGCTGACACAGATGGTACTAAAATGGAATTTGCTGCAGGTGTTCAGAAAATTGGTGCAATCAATAACCGATACACTGTATACAAAAACCCATACATGTTAGAGAATGTGATCCTTATGGGATTCCGTGGTTCTCAGTTCCTTGAAACAGGTGCTGTATTTAGCCCGTACATTCCTCTAATCATGACTCCATTAGTATACGATCCAGTAAACTTCACTCCACGTAAAGGTGTCATGACACGTTACGCGAAGAAAGTAGTTCGTCCAGAATTCTACGGAAAAGTATACGTTCATGGTTTGAACACTCTTTAATAGTTAGTTAATTTATTTGATTAACAAATTAACGAATTAAAGAATTAAAGGGGCGGCCGAGGGTCGCCCTTTTTTACTGTTCAATATTTATATTAAAGGAACATGTATGGCAGTACCTTATAACAAATATTCAATGCAGGTTATAATTCGATATGATGGTCGATTAGTGGATGTACTAGATCGTATACGAGCAATTAGTTTAGTACTAATGGTTCATATCGAACAAGACTTAGGTCCAGATAAAGAATTAGTAACTATCAAAGTAATGACTCCAAAACCACCGCATGATACATATAGGGCACTACGGCAGGCGTGTTTAGGAAAAATAGAAACTCTTAAAGATATGACGTTACGAGAATCTACACTTACAAAATTATTTTAAGTTTTAAATTAGGTTATTATGGCAACTTCAAACAAAGAAAAAACACCACCAAAAAACGATATTAAATTTTCTATAACGTTATCAGAAGAACAAAAACTTGCAAAAGCTAACATCATAGAAACACCGTTTAATTTTATTTTAGGTAAAGCTGGTTCTGGAAAAACATTGTTAGCAGTTCAAATTGCATTGGACATGTTTTTTAAACGGCAAATAAACAAAATTATTATAACCAGGCCTACGGTATCTAATGAAGATAATGGATTTTTACCAGGATCGTTAAATGAAAAAATGGAACCATGGCTTGTTCCAATTCGTAGCAATATGCGTAAGGTTTATAATAAACCAGAGCTATTGGATAAAATGGAAAAAGAAGAAAACATAGAATTAGTTTCCTTAGCACATTTCCGCGGACGTACATTTGACAATGCAATTTGTATTGTAGATGAGTTTCAAAATTTAACAAAACAACAATTACAAATGGTTTTATCTAGATTAGGAAAGGAAAGTATAATGATATTAACTGGCGATCGTTATCAGATTGATTTAAAATTTAATAATGATTCTGCAGTGCATGAAGTTCCTAAATTAAAACCATCAAAATATGTCAATGAAATTATTTTAACAGATAATCATCGACATCAGGCATTAGAAGAAATTTTAAATCTTCTAAATGAAAAATATTGATATTTATAATAAAAAGGAGACGAGATGGATTACAGTGCAAATAAACCAATATGGCCTGGGTCTTCATCATTTACTGCTGGTAGCACACCATTTGGTTTTTTTGATAGTGATACACTGTTCCAATCTCACGCAGATAAATTTGCAAAATATGCAGCACAACATGTAGGTTATCCTATAATGGATGTAGAATTACAAGACATTAATTTTTATACAGCATTCGAAGCTGCGGTTATAGAATACTCTAATCAAGTCAATCAAATTAACATAGTTAACAATTTGATGAGCACGTTGGGTATTCAAACCGGTTCTAGTTTTTTAACCAGTCAAGGATTCACCGGAGCTGTAGTTGGAAATTCTTTAGGGTATATTACTAAATTATCTAGAGCATATGGTACAGAAGCTGATTCGGGTGGTACGGTAAAATGGCGTAAAGTTAAATTAGATATGATTCCGGGGCAGCAAACATATAGTATGCGAGCCGCGGTTTCGGCGTCATTAGCTGCACAATCATCATCATTATCAACAACTAGTTCTATAGAAATTAAAAGAGTATTACATAATCCGCCTCCTGCAATTGTTCGTTATTTTGATCCATTTGTAGGAACCGGCTTAGGTTCGCAACAACTACTTGATTCATTTAACTTTGGAGGATTTTCTCCTTCAATTAGTTTTATGATGATGCCAGTACATGCAGATTTATTACGACTACAAGCAATTGAATTTAATGACCAAGTACGTAAGTCTCATTATTCATTTGAAATACACGGAGATGACATTAAATTTTGGCCAATACCAACTGCCGGCACCGGTAGTTCGGCATCAAGTATATTTTATGGTCAAGTTTGGGTAGAATATATATTTTCAGAAGAAAAAGAAAAAGATGCTTTACTATTTGGTAATACCGCACTTTTAACGGGCGTTGTAAGTGACGCGTCTAATATACCATATAAGTATCAAACATACAGTAGCATTAATGATATGGGGCGAGCTTGGATCATTAAATACGGTGCCGCATTAGCAAAAGAAATGTTAGGATATGTTCGTAATAAATATTCTTCAATTCCTATACCAAATGCCGAAGTAACACTTAACGGATCTGATCTTGTATCACAGGGCCAAACTGAAAAAGAAGCATTGATAACACAACTTCGTGAATTTTTAGATAAAATGACCAAAGAACAGATGTTAACACGACAAAATGCCGAATCAACACAAATGAATGAAATCTTAGGAAAAGTTCCATTAAAAATTTATGTAGGATAAGAAATGGCTTTATTTGGTGGAATACGAGATGCAAAATTTTTAGCTGCAATTAATTCGGAGCTATTAAATTTTATTGTTGATACAGAAATAGAATTTTATAAATTAATAGTAGAACGTACAGAATCTAATATATATGGCGAATCTGATTCTAAATCATACTATGATTCTATTTTAATTCCATGTTTAATAACTAAAGATGACAAAACTGCAAACATGGATGATTATGGACATACATATACAAGAACCGCGCAATTTGCTATTTCTAGAGATATTTTAGAACGCGCAGATTTTATGCCAGAAGTTGGCGACATAGTTTTTTGGGACAATGAATACTATGAATTAGAAAATGTTGATATCAAACAATACTTTGTCGGTAAGAATCCAGTAACGTGGCCAAACGGAGATCAACATGGTTATAGTGTATCAGTGTTATGCAATGCTCATGCAACTCGTCAAACACCTGCGGGTATTAAAAATTTAAGACGAGGTGGAACCAATGATTTTGCATATAAAGGACTTTGATGCCTAGATTGAATAGACAAAATATTGATCGTAAAACTAATAAACCAGAACCAAAACGCACGGAGGGTTTAACAGACGATTTATTGTTAAATCGTTCGGAGCAAATGCGACGTGACGATGATATTATACGTACACCAAAACGTACAATATATGATATAGATTATGCAATTAAATGGTTTATTGACAATGAAATACGACCGCAAATAACCGCAAAAGAACAAGTTATACCGGTACCTACTATATTTTCAAATGGAGAAAAATGGGATAATGTGCGGAGATTAGGATATCTTCGTGATGAAAAAGGTATGCTTCAATCTCCTATAATCATGTTGAAACGAAATTCTGTAGCAGAGCGAGATGCCTTACGTACACTAGATGCTAATCGCCCACAATCAGAAAACGTACGAATATATAAAACACGTTATAATGAACGAAACCGATATCAAGATGATTTATTTCCAATACCTTTAAATGATCCTACGAATTCTGAAAAAGTATATGTAGTAGATATACCTAAGTATGTTACTGTGGAATATGATATGATGTTGTGGTGTGATTTTACATCACAAATGAATTCATTAGTAGATCAAATAATGCCATATGGTAGATTTGCATGGGGTAATGAAAACAATAAATTTACTACATCTATCGGTAGTATAAGTTTTGAAACGGTGAATACTGTTGGCGAAGATCGTTTAGTACGTGCAACTATGCCATTAACCGTGTTGGGAACATTGTTATCAGAACAAGAAGCTCGTAGATCTACAGTAAGAAAAATGTATTCAGTTAAAAAATTATCATTTAATCAAGTTATTGACGTACAAGAAGATATTTTTAATACAACAGTAGTTCCTCAAGCATTATTACAAGCACAAAGCTATGTAAGTAGCGGAGGAAGTGTAACTGTATCTGGCGGAACTAATGTTGATATTGATGCAAACACAATGTCATATTTAACTACATTGTCAGATAAAACCGCAACATATTCATCTGGTACTACTGTAACAGTTACTGCATTAGTAAAAATTAATCCAGTAACAAATACCATAGCTACTAAAAATGAATTCAATGTGTATATCAACGGACAGTATATTGACAAAGTGGTATATACATGGACACCATCTGACACTGGAAATCAAACGATTATATTTGATACTGCCACATTAGGATACACCATAGATCCTAGTGACGTGATAATTATAAACGGGAGATGGCAGTAATGGCAAGACAGTTTAGGCCCGGACAACTACAGACAGGATCATTATATAATATTTCATCAAGTTATGCAGTAACAGCATCATATTCTTTAACTGCTCAAACATTATTAGGTTCTGTAGTAAGTGCATCATATGCGGCAACGGCATCAGTAGCTCCAGCGTATGTATTAACTAGCAGCACCAGTTCGATGCTAGCTCCATATGTTCTTATAACAAATACGGCATCAATGTCAGTATTAAGTAGTTCATATGCGGCAACGGCATCATATATTATAACAGCTCAAACTGCTAGTTATGTATTACAGTCGGTAAGTTCCTCATTTGCAACAACATCTTCGTACTTTAACGAAACAGACCCTATATTCGTAGCCAGATCTGGTTCATTTGCTACTACCGGATCAAATATATTTAAAGCATCTCAGACAATAAATGGAAATTTATTTATGAGTGGTTCGGGTAGATTGATATATAACAACGATGTTACGAATAACATGTTATTTGGAATGTATGATGGTAGCACTATATATGGACCATACTTTCAGATATTCGGAAACCAATATCCAACTCTTTCACACCGTGGTTCTGTTGAGTTTGTGTATGATATTAGAAATAGTGGAGAAAGTGGATTTAATATAGATTCATATAACGGATTCGGGTGGACCAGAAGATTCAGAGTAGATGATAGTGGAGTTACAATATACAACAACTTAGGAGTTACTGGTAGTGCTACGTTGCCAAGTATTACCGGATCATTATTTGGTACATCATCTTGGGCAGAGTACTCAACAACTGCATCATATATACAACTTGCGGAATCTGCTTCATATGTGCTAAATGCAGTAAGCTCATCCTACGCTACAACAGCGTTGAGTGCATCCTACTCCTCAACAACTCTATCTTCTAGTTATGCATTAACTTCGAGTTATTCAAACTACGCACAGACAGCATCATACGTATTGAATGCAATAAGTGCCTCATATGTGTTAAATGCAATAAGCGCATCATACGCTTCAACAGCTTTATCTGCCAGTTATGCATTAACCTCAAGCTACGCCCTATCAGCATCTCAAGCTATTAGTGCAAATACAGCATCTAACATATTAGGCGGATCAATTAATTACATTCCATACTTTGTAACCAATACAACACTATCTTCGAGTGCAATATATCAATCCAGCTCAACTTCTATAGTTATTAATCAAACCAATGTAACAACTGCCAACCCGGAAGCATTGTATGTGTGGCAACCTAACACATCATCGATTAATGTTATAAGCGGTAAAGGAAATTTAAACAACTACTTACAACTTAACATACAAAATACAAACCAAGGAACTGTAGCATCATCAGATGTAGTTGCAACTGCAAACAATGGAGATGAAAGTACCAACTACATTGATATGGGTATCAATAGTGAAAACTATAATACCGGATTTATTGGAGGAGTTAATGATGCCTATCTGTATTCAACCGGAAGATACCTACATGTAGGTAATGCTTCAAACTACCCAGTCCAAATATTTGCTGGTGGTAGTGATGTTGATATACATAATAAATTAGAATTGAATCCTAATAACCAACATCGAATGTCTGGTTCATTGGATGTAAGTGGAAGTATAAAAGCATTTTCATTTACTGGATCGTTGCAAGGAACTGCTAGTTATGCAACCGCAGCACTAACAGCCTCATACGCTCTTTATGCAGCAGACTCTAACTTGTTGGATGGAAAAGATAGTAGCATATTTGCTACAACTGGATCTAACACGTTTATTGGCAATCAAACGGTTACCGGCAGTTTATTTACAACTGGTTCTAATACATTAATAGGAACAACCCAGTTAACTGGATCATTTAATGTGTCAGGTAGTCAAGCTATAAAAGGATACATAGAGTTTCAGCCAGTAACAACAAACATCAACACCGCACTTTCAGCTTCGTATATTTATGTTTCTGGCTCAACAAATGACTTATACTTTTCTCAGAATGGCGATGGTTATAGCAATGTAACTCGTTTACGTTGGTTAGAAGGTAATCTATATACCGGTTTACTAAATGGCGGTATTATTACTCAAGTTAACTCAAACACATATCAAGTATCGAGCGGTAGTGGTATTATTGTTGACCTAAACGCATCATATGCTTCAAATCCATATCCGACAATACAATACTTAAATTGGGGTAACCTAACAAAAACTATTGATGCTTTAAGTGGGTCATATGATCAACAATTTGTATCGATAGACAACACAACAAATATATTTGCTCAAGGAACACCATACACTAATGGTCAGTATAACACTTTAATTCCGCTTGGTATTGTATTGCATCAAAATAAAAGCACAATAAATGGGGTTCAAACGTTTCCTGGAGTAGCTTATGGCTGGAAACAAAGATCATTTGATTTTATCAAATCGTTTGGTCCATTAAAAATCTCCGGATACAATTTAGCACCAAGTGGGTCGTCCACCGGAAGTTTAGTGTTAACTGGCGGAGTTGCTTGGGTAGACGGAAGAAACTATACTATAGATCCGAATGAACCAAGCTATATTGTTGAACCGTCTGGTATTACGACTTCTAAAATTTTTAGATATTATCAATCTGGATCTGAATTTGTGTATAACACTAATGCCGGTGCTGGTTTTGCAAGCATAGATCCTGCTAATTATTCAAATAACGGTACTCTAACACCGGTAGCATCAAACGACTGGTCAATACAACGAGTGTTCTACTTTCCTAATAGTGCTACTAAGGCATTGTTTGTTTATTATGGAAATGCAACATATCCTAACGAAGCAGCTGCATTAGCAGCAGTGACTACAGAGCCATTTTCAGAAGCTGCTAATACAACTGCGAATGCGATTTATGTAGGTTATATGTTGTTGAGAAATGATGCCGACTTCACTGTACCAGCATCTTACGATTTTTACGCGTCTGGATTATTTAGAGGGTCTGGTGCAAGTGTAACTAGTGGCGGAGGAGGTTCTACAGCTTTAATAGGATTATCTGATGTATCAATCATATCTCCAACCAACGGACAACCATTAGTTTACAACTCGTCGACTCTTAAATGGCAGAATAGCTCAACAGTTATAGCCAACTTGACAGGAAATGCATCGACAGCGACATCTGCATCTTATTCGACAACTGCATCTTATTCACAAACAGCTGTATCTAGCAGTTATGCGTTGACAGCGTCATTTGCATTAAATGGCGGCGGAGGTGGAGGACCTGCTTTCCCATACACCGGTAGTGCCGTAATTACTGGAAGTTTAGTAGTTACCGGATCAGTAACTGCAACAGACGGATTTACTGGGTCACTTTATGGCACCGCTACATCGTCTAGTTATGCGACAACGGCATCGTACGCATTAACAGCACAAACCTTATTGGGAAGTGTTGTAAGTGCAGAAACTGCATCATATGCTACAAATTTCACTATAGGATCAACGTTAAGTCTGGATGGGACGCTTTTCGATCGAGCAACTGTGAACTCAACCATTGTAGGATCAAACAACCTATTTACTCAGGCAACCGGATCATATACGTCAGCATTTGGAAAATACACACTACACAACGGAGCTAATGCAAGAGCTGGTGAGTTTAATACTGTGTGGAATGGAACAACTGCAGTTAGCACAGAAACATCAACAACGGATATAGGTAATACTGCAGACATTACTTTTACTTCAGCAATCATTTCTAGCAACATACAAATAAATGCGGTTGCTGCTACATCCGGATGGACCGTAAAAATGCTAGTAACATATATCTAATCATATTTATATTAAACCAAATCTTGGATAGGGAAAAGAAATGGCAAACGAATTCATAATAAAGAACGGGTATCGTTCACAAGGTAACAGTGAAGTCACCGGATCACTCAATGTAACGGGGGGCATCACCGGATCTTTGCAGGGTACAGCAACCACTGCATCTTATGCATTAAATGCAACTAGTGCATCCCAAGCAGTATCAAGTAGTTTTGCTACAACATCATCTAAATCTACAATACAAATACTAACCGGTGCAGATACAAGATCATTTGCATTGACGATGGTTGAATCAACCACATCGACAACAACTAACAACCCAGCACCAATAGCTATACATACCGGAAGTCCTTTAACATACACGGTAACTGCCGGTAATAGTATCTTAAATGCAACTTCAAGTTTTGCAACCTCAGCATCTTACGCAACAACCGCAGCAGATGCCACCGGAATAGGTAGTGCAATTACAAACAACACTAACAACAACATACTAACTGCTACTGGTACTGGCGTTATTAACGGTGAATCTAATTTAACATTTGATTCGACAGTACTAACTTTAACCAACGGTATCCTAACATTTACAGGATCTGGGGCTGGTATTGGTAGAATACAACAATCACTAGGAGGAGCAGCTACTGGTACATTTTCTCATGCACAAGGGCTAGCTGTAGGAGCTAACGGTGAATACTCTCATGCAGAGGGATCTAATACCAATGCATCAGGCTTTGGATCACATGCAGAAGGTTCTGGCTCATTTACTAGTACAAAGAGTTTGTACGGGGCAAAAAATAACACAATCACTTCCGGTGTGTTTCAATTAGCCGGTGATGTAACGGCTGTCTTTGCTCCAGGTAATAGGTTATACTACAACAGTGCTGCATATCCAGACAATACTACATTTGTAGTTGATACTTCAGTTTTTGGAGGAGTTAATACAACCATAACCTTGACTAACACCGGTATCAATGATAGTAGTTTTATTGTTGGAAGTTTAGATTATCCATTTACCTCCTGGGCTGGTAGTAACCAATCTGTATCAGATGGTGGTCATGCCGAAGGATTCTACACAACCGCAGTAGCAGATTGGTCGCATGCGGAAGGATATCAAACACAAACATTTGCTAGATTTTCACACGCAGAAGGAAATGACACACAAGCAAACGGTACATATTCACACGCGGAAGGTAGAAATGCAAAAACCTTTGGACAATACTCACACGCCGAAGGACGTGAAACTCAAGCAAAGGGTGATGGATCACATGCG